AAGACTTCGGTATTTATCCTCAACAAGCAAAATTCATTACCTCGTTCAAGAATACTGTTTTCGTTTCAGGCATGCCTGACAACTTGATTCGATACAGCGCACATGGAATGCCAGAGGTTTTCCCCAGAGACAACGTTTTCGACATCGGCGATGCAGAATCTGGTGAAATCACAGGCATGTATGCGTCAACAAACGCATTGGTTGTCTTCAAAAATAGAGGAATCTATCTTGTAAAAGGAGATCCTCAGTCTGGGTTTTATGCTCAAACTTTGAACAGAGACATTGGTTGTGTTGCTCCAAGGTCTATTCAAGATGTTCCAGGCACCGGCCTTGTTTTTCTTGGCTCAGAAGGAGTGTTTGTCCTGAAGGGTGCGCTTGAGAACACAGGAACAGCAACTGCTATTGTTGAGTTAAGTACGCCGATTCAAAACCTTACTAAACGCATCGATGTTTCTGGTGCAAAGTCAGCAGTTGGTTTGGTTAATCGGAAAAACAAAGAGTATTTTTTGTGTGTTCCAACGATAGGTAATCTCAATAATCTACTGTTGGTTTGGCACTACGAGGTTGGAGCCTGGAGTTATCGAGAAAACTACCCGATACAATGCGCAATTGAAACCAAAGATAGCCGGTCTAATATCTACTTTGGCTCATGTGATACGGAGAAACCAGGCATAAACGTATTCAGTGATTTCTATAGAACGAAGTATGAAGAGGGTTCTGTTTCGGAAGTTCTTCAAGGAAAGGATCCGACACCGACTCTAACTTCAACTATTGATTATCCGCTGTACGAAACAAGTCCTTTTTCGTTTGGTAGCATCTACAAAAACATTCAGGTTGCCTACATCAATTGTTACGCTTTGGCTTACGGAAATGATCCGCTCAAGGTAAATTTCAAAATCAATCGATCTGAAACTGTTGCTCTGACGGATAACAAACCAAGAAATCAACAAGACATCAATGAGGTTTTGCCCGTCTATGGTGATGCAAAGTTTGATTCTTCGGTTTGGGGGTTTCACAGACCAGTGGTGCTTCGTTATGACATCAGCCACATGCATAAGTCTGTAACCACAGAGTTTTCAATACAGTTTAAACAAGATGAACTAAACGAATTTCCAAATAGGATCATGGTTGTTGGGTATAGCGTTGACGCTAAAACTGGTGAACAGAGAAACATTCGCCCCCTTACAGATGTTCTTACAAGTGAAAAGAGATAATAATGGCAATTAGATTTCCTAAAATTCGTCCTGAGAAAAATGAAATCATTCAACCAGATGATTTGATTCAAAATCTTGGTGAGTTTGTAAACGAAATCAATGGCAATCTTGATTCGGACAACTTTCAAGATCAGATTCATGAAGACAGCTTTAAAAGTGAAGCGTTTTCATCTATTTACACAAGTAGGTTTACTTGTGGTAACGATGGGTCTGCTCAAATTTTTCATTGTCCAGACTCTACAGTTGCGTACGTAAAGCGTGATTTGTCAAACACACAACTGGCTGGTGTTGAGATTGATGCTGAGTCAGATGGTTGGGCAATTGTTGATTTTAATGCTTCTTGGAAATGGACTGGAACTGGCCTTGTAAGTGCTGAAATGGCAGCAGAGCAGCACCAATCAGAGCTTACGGCTAATACTGCTGCTGGTGAATCAAATCGCTTGAGATTTGCGCCAGGTATCAGTAGGGCTGACATGCCTGCTGGTGGGTGGATGGGCGTTGTCGGTAATGACGGTGTTGTTGGTAATCCTAGTGATTTTCCTGAGTTTACTTCGGTATTACATGATCACTATGGGAATTTGCTTGTAGGACTTAATGGTGGAAATTTCCCATTAGGTATGTGGTCTGATCGTCCAGTTGATCAGTATGTCATTCAATTCAGAATTACAGTAAACGGAAACTTAGTTTCTGAGTCTGGTCATTTGTTTAATGGTAACTGGAGAAACAGCGTTTATTTATGCGGGGCCACGCCGGTTGTTGCTGGTAAAAACAAAATTGATGCAGAAGTTCGCGTGTTTTCAGCATTTGAACTGGAAACAAGTAGGGTCGGAGTTGGAGCAAGAGACTCAGACGGAAAAAGAGGTGAAAAGTTTTCATACCAACTGCGCTCTTCTGAGGTGCATCCATCACCTCTTCCAGAGTATGAAAAGAATGGAATCAAGCTTTCAGATATAGACGGAAATTTTGATAAAAGATTAGACACCGAGATTGATAAAGGCATCAAGTGCGACGTGTATGACCGAAACCTTCTTGTTCAATTTAGGAAACGATAATGGGCCGTATAAAGATTACAGAGGCCAAGCCTGGTGACCTTCTTAGTTCTACAGATTTCAACTCAAACATGTCTGAATTTCGTACGCTTGAAATTGACGGAACGAACATTGCTCAAGAGGGAATCAATCAATCGAAAGTTACAAAAGGTACAGTTTTCGATGAGTTTCAATCTGTTCAGTTAGACGGCAAATTAGGCACCATTATTCATGCGAGTGATAATAGCGTTTGTAACTTTAATTCTGATGATGTTGATGATGACTCGTGGATCGCTCAAACCACCAATAAAATAACGATGACGGATGCTTTTGCATCTGGAGAGAGCATTGTTTGCAGAGCTAGTTCTCGTATTTACATGAGAGATTTTGGATCGAGAACATTTTACGCAGGTGTGCCTCCATTGGTTTCTGTGCAACTCATGTACACTCTTGATTCAACGCCAAGCACATCAAGCACATGGTACTATGCAGCGGGAACCAAACAGTGGTTTTCATGCGCATTTAGTTCAAAAATACCAAGCGATTCTGGCGGTGACTCAAAAATGACCGGATGGGTGGCATCGACGTATTCAGGAAGGACTTTGTTACCCAGGCATCAGGAGTTGTCTATTTCTCCTTCTCGACCAGACCTAATCACCCTTAATGCCGGTGAATCAGGTGAAGCTAAATATGATGTTCAAAGTAATGACGATATGTTTTTTCATTATGACTTTTCCTACACTACTGGATGGGTGTTGAACTATTCTGATGTTTCTGGACATGCGCCGATTACCAGCATTACTTTTGCTCTTATGGGTACAGCATACGACCCATCAAACCTTAGAGGCGGCATGGGTAGCAGTTGGGATTATGCTACATCAAGCGACAACGCCGAAAAAGGTTGTAGAAAGGTAAAGTATAGAGGCTTTGACCTTCGTAATTTAGACATGTATATGTACAAGGTGAAGAAATAAATGCCCGTTGATACAACCATTATTTCTGATGTTTCACCTGACGAAACCATTGAAGCTGAAGATCTAAGAGATAGATTTAAAGAGCTACAGCGTTTCGTTAATGGCGGGATTGAAGACTCTGATTTTAAACGAATAGCAGGGTCGTCAACACGTGAAGGTGTTGTTGAAACACAACACATATATAAGCCAGAGTTTTACGGATCACCATCGCCAACTGTAGTCGGTGTAAGTTCCGATACGGTTTATCGAAGAAGAAGCGGAAACAAGCTTGATCGGTATTATCGACATGAAGCAATTGGGGGTCAAATACTTGAAAGCTTCACCGTGGAAGCGGCTGATGACGATTCAACTGCATGGCAACCGATAGAAGGTCTTTCAACTACCGTATACGTACATGAATCTACTTCCCCTCAGTGCCTGATTATGGGTAACTTTTACGCTTTTGAAAGCGGAGGTAAAAACGGGTACAGCAGATCAAAAATAACAAATGGCGATAAATGGGGTCGTTTTGAGCAGGGCAGGAACCGATTAGAATCGGAGTCTGGCTATTACAGAAGCATGGCGTGCGGCACTGGCATAGCCGTCTTTATGTTGTTTGTTGATACAATGAACGGAGATGGCCCTCAACCAATAAAAGCTACTCGGCGTACATTGTATGGCACTGGTGGTGGTCGATATCGACTACGGAGAATGAATCATTCATTTACGCATAAAGTTGCTTTAACTCAGGGAGAAAACAAGATTTCCTACCGGTGTTTTTACCGCCAAAAAGCACATGATGATAAAAGGTTTAGACACCTATACATTGATGCACGCAACCTCGTAGTTGATATACTCTATAGATGATACTATTTGTTTGAGGAACACATGGCTGAAAAAGCTCTAACTATCGCCGCCAGTACAGCCTCTATGGCCGCTGCTGGAGCAGCTCTGGGTCCATGGGGTGCTTTGGGCGGTGCTGCGGTGGGTCTTGGTCTTGGTATTGCACAAGCCAATACACAAGAGGACGCTGAGAAAGAAGCCAAGAGGTTAGCTAAAAAACAAAAAGAACGAGAGCGTAAAGCTTTAGTTGCCCAAGAGGTGGCTGAAAGAAGAGGCGATGCTCAAGCAACTGAGCAACGTAATCGTGCGATTAAAGAAGGAAGGGACCCAAGAGGTCCCAGAATAGTTGGTGATGATCAAGTTTTGGCAATGTCTATGAGTGCAGGGCCTGGGACACCATACGATCAATATTTAAATCAAACGTATGGAAAACCGTTTTCAGCGTAGGGGCCGTTCATGTCATTGACGAAAGAACAACAAGAAGCTTTATTGCAACAAAATCTGTATACCGAAGGACTCGGTAGAAAACGGATCTTTCTTGGGGCTGGTGCCGATATTACTGAGAGCCTGCTTGGGTACATGGGAGACGTGGCTACGTATGCTCCAGATCCGGGTCAGGCTGCACGATACAGAGATCTACGAGGCCGAGACGTAGTGGGAGATGCGAGGCGCGATGCATTCGTACAAGACGCTGCTGCCCAGGCTTCAGTAAGGGCGCAACAGCAGGTTCGTGAACTGCCATCGAAGGTTGACTCCACGAAGTCTGCCGCACTTATTCAGGGCCTCTCAGGGCTTGAAGGTCGCGCGCAGGATGCGGGGCTGAAGGCTAAAACTCTTGCCATGAAAGAGGAAGCTGAATCAGAGAAGCTGCGTGCTGATGAAAAGTCTAAAATTGAAGACGAGAGAGCGCAAAAGAAACTTGGCCGAAGACTCGCAAAACTGAATCTGTTCGGTGGTATTGCTCGTTCTGCATTTAAAGGTGCTGCAGCACTTAAGCCAAAGACATACGAGCGTAAACTTGAAGACCAAGCACGCAAGGAAAGTAAGCGGTCCGACAAATTGGCAACTCGTCAAGAAGAATCAACGGATAAGGCTTCCGATTTAGCTAAAGAAGCTACAGGAACTATGACTGAAGGCGAGTACTCTCGACGCGGTAAAAGGCTTGCAAGTCGGGCTGAGTCACAATCAGAACGCGCCGAAAAACTTGGAGAGAAGTCAGAGACTTTTGGGAAAAAAGCAGAGGGAACAAAAGAGTCACTTGCGGCCCTTCGTGCAGCCGAAGAAGAGAAGCAGCGAAAGAGGCTTGCCCTGAACGCTCCATACAGGTTTGGTAGCGACTTCAATCGCAGCATGAACGGGTCGTATGGAGCAGCAACTGATCCGTTTACAGGTTTAGACACACCCCCCTTTCTCCCGAAACCGTAATATGCCGTGGCGCAATGGCCGATATGTGCCGAAAGAACCGGTGGCTACATCGGTTACAAGCGGCCAAACGATTACCAGAAGTTCAGTCACAAGCACTGTGCAAAACGCCATTGGCTCGTTTAAAGTCGCAGAAAGCAACCTTGAAGACAATCTGTTTGACTCTACTCTGATTGGTCGATTGTTCCAGGCAGGATCCTTTACGGCCTCGTTTTTGCTCCGTGTTGTAGGTCAGTCTACCTTTTCAGCCAAGAGCGGCCTGAGGTCTTTGTTTGCCTCTGGCTTTGTCAATTCAGACTTGATTGAAGACGGGTCCATTACTGGCTCTAAGATTGCAAACCCAATCAAAGTATCATTGATTTCTGGTGGAGCCGCAGGGAATCACACGGTTAGTGGTATTAAAACGAACGATGAGTTGATTGCTGTTTTAGAACAACATGGAACGTCTGGTTTACTTACTGACCTAAGTACCGAGTTTTCTATTAAAAAAGCAGATACAATCGACAACACGGGCGGTACTGCGACAAGCAGCGACAAGCTTCTTATTTTTTACATCAGCAAATAGCGAGATTATCATGGTTGACCTTACCTGGAGCCAAGCCTTTAACAAATCTATGAAGGGATCAGCGGCTACACAAGCGAAGTCATTTGAGCAGGAATACAAAGAGGTCAAAGACAATCTTGCGCGGATTGACAAAGAGATTCAATACGCAGAGAGGCTTCTGTATCGGTCTACTCGGTCTACAAGAAGAGGTGGTAAGGAGTTTGAATCTCGTTTGTTGAGAATGTACAAAGGAGAAAAGAGCGACCAACGAGAGCAAATTGAAAAAGACCGGAAGAAAGTAGAGAGCGAACTTCAGAAAATTGCAAAGAGAAACAATGCATTTTATGCCGATGCTTCAAAAAGAAACGATGATGTAGCCAGCTTTGTAGGTACGGCTACCTCAGAAACAGAAGAAAGTAAGCTGTATTCAAAGGATCTAACCCAGCTAATTTCAGGTATGGACAAAGCAGGTCCGAAAGTAGGCGATCCTGCTCGACTGTTGGTTTTCGCAAAAATTCTAAATGGGGTAGAAGGAACACGATTTGAAGAAGGCATTAAGAAAGTAATTCTGGATGAAACCCGCAAGACCATTCAATCGTCAGATGTAACAAGCGCGATGGGTGCCATCGCTAAAGATGGCACATTCGATCCAAGAAAGTTTGCGGCTATATTTCCAAAAATACCTGTAGATAAAAATGGAGATATTACTGACGCATATTTGCAAGATGTTCTTGAAACTCCCGCCATACAGCGTTTTTACTTTGGTAAAACCCTTACTACGAAAAACATTGATCATGGGCTTGATAGAAAAATCAACCTGGTCGAGGGTCGCGTTCTTGCTGGCTTTTCTGAGAATCAAGGTCTTTCTGACTACTCTCAAGTGCCTACTCCTGAAAGTAGTCTTGCAGAAAAGCAGCAGTTCTTGGACCAAATTGTACCCGGAGGGTACACGGTTAATGACAATAACGAAATCAAAGTAAATGATACGGCGACACCCGAAGTTCAAAAACAAGCATCTGAGGCGTTGAATGTCGAATCGGGGCAGTCGGTTTCGTATGCCAATGTAGCTAATGCTGTCCGCGACTTGGAGGTCCAGTCAGGTAGCGGAAATAGAGATGATCGTAGACTGTTGGATAAAATCGAGAAGCTTAAGGCTAGACGAGAAGACGCTATTCAGTCTCTTTCGGAAAGCCGAAGGCTAAACAGATCAGAGTTGGCATTGCTGGACCATCCTATACTCAGCGTATCTGGCTTCAGAGAGGCTGTTGGTCTTTACGGAGACTATGAGCCTTCGGCGGCTCCTG